GTAGCGGTGGTGGTAAAAGCACCTTCAGGGATTTCCGGCTCCACACTGAACTCTTCAACGAGGTTTTCCGGTTGCAGGGCCAGTGCATGGACCAGGTTACCCATATCCAGTACTTTGGACGGCGCGCGCTGGATAGTCTTGGCGACGTGGCGCGCATTGAAATACATCAGGCTCACACGGGCATCTTTAACCTGTGTGCTGCTGATCCCGTTCGCTGCGTGATAAACGTTGTTTGGTAAACCTTCATAACGACCCGGTTCGAAGTAGGCAGGGTATTCGACAGCTGGTTCGTCCCGCTGCACTTCCGGCTCATTTTGTGTCGCTTCTGGCACACTCTGGTGTGCAGAATCGATATTCTTGCTGGCAGAATCCGTTTTTTGGTTGCCATCCCCCGGTTCTTGGTTAGCGAGGCTAGGTGCGGCAGCGGCTAGTATCTCTGCCGGCGCTACGGTAACTGCTTGCGTATCATCTGCATCAACGCCTTCGCCTGGTTGTACCGGATCATTATTTTCGACTTTCTCTGGCTGAGCCGCTTCCATCTGCACATCGCTGGTGGTCTCCGTTGCGTTTTCCGTTTTTACGACTTCATTTGAGGAGGTATTGATGGCCGGGTCGTTATTTCCACCCATCAAGCCTTCGATGGAGAACATGCCGCTGCCGAGCTTCTCAACCTGTGGCTGTTGTGCTGCCGCTTCAGGTTCGGCTACTGGCGCAGGCAGCGTGAGTAACTCAACTGCGGAATTAAATTCAGTGGTCATCATCTGGCAAACAAACTCGAGGTGCGCAGCTGGTGTCAGGTGGATATTTTCCGGCGCGATGCGCACCAGGTTGAAGATTGCAGTGCGGTTAACTCCCAGGACGCCCGGCTGATTACGCAGGATGTTGCTCCATGATTTCCACGGTTCTTCTTTCTTCGTAACGATCTCTTTGGCGCGGCGCAGGATGCTGCCCGGGATCTCAAAGTGGTTGAAGTCCATCGGCAGCAGGGCGCAGGCAATCTCAAGATCGAGGGTATCGAGTGTATGGTGTGCGCCTTCGCCGCGGTCGGTAACACAGCCGCCATCAGCATTAGTTCCGGAATCAGTACGCTGCACGCTGCTGATACGATTACCGGCAGCCCATTCACGCGCCAGGATGCCGCGATCGATATACTCAGTTTTTATCCATATTTTCGTGAACTCAATAATCTGGTTAAGTTCATGACACTTGTCTTGTGGAAATACCATCTTGATCGCGGCAGTTAATTTCCAGAGGGTTGGCATGTCGAATGCCTTAATTTCTGGGCTATTCTCGGCAGCTAGCAGCATGTTCTGCACGTAGCTATTGTCCATGTCCAGTTCGAGAACCGAGAGCTCTTTGCGATGTGGGATACTGATGTGGTAGACGTGGCGATCTTCGGCACAAAACTGCGCGAGCAACTGAATACGAAAGGGCATTGTCGCCAATTGAAAATGCACGCTGTTGTCGTCTGCGTATTCGATCTTACGAGCACTATCTTCTTCGGACAAAAGTGCTGTTGTTAAATCACAATCAGAGTTGCTTTTAACAGTGTCATTCTGGTGAATGTTATCCTTCGACTCTGCTACGGGTTTTCGTTGCCACGTGCGCAGATCATCAGCCAATTCGTAGCGTTTGCACCAGGTGTAATCCACTGTGCTTTCTTCAGGCAGGTCGTTATAGACCGGAAAATCGGTGCGAACAGGTTTGGCGTAATCTCTACCGCGGCCGGTTTCAATACCGGCATCTTCCAGCTCAACATCGAGCTGCAGGTTAGCACGGGCTTCTGATTTAGCAGTGAACCAAATCACTGCGTCTTCTTTGCCGGATTTCTGCGTAGCCTTAACTACATAGAAAAATTCCATGTGAGATCCTCTTTTTTGGATGTAAGATCCCCGGGCCAGAGATAGCGCCCATTGGGTGAACTTTGGTTTTTTAAGTAGTTTTCCGATGTAACTTTGGTCGGGAGCACCGGACGTACGGGCCGCCTTGCGCGGCTTTTACGTTATGCCTCGTGAGCCATCTGGTCGAACGAAGCACAACGTTCAGAGCAGTATTCTTTTTCTTTGCGCGCCAGCTGTGAGCCGTTGCGATAGAGAAGGGTACTTTTGACAATTTCCTCCGGTTCAACCGGCTTGCCGCAGTACCCGCATTTTGTTGAGTTACACATCTGGATTCCCCTTTTGCGCCAGCAGGTAACATAAGCGGCGAAGAATCACTTCAAAGAAGTTCAGTTTCACGGCCTGCTGCCGTCCTGGTTTACGTGCGAAATCAATCATTCTCACCCTCGTATGCCTTATCGCCGGCTAGCGGAACATTTACACCTGATGCGCGTTAATCTTTCCACCTCATCCGACTCTTCGTATGCCGTCGGCGGCTACTTCGTGGGCGTCCTGCCTTGGTGGTTCGTAGTGCGTCTTGGTGAGTTAGATTAAACACAAAGTTTAAGTTATAGTCAGCTGAATGAGTATTTCTAAGTAAACAAAATGTTTATATTGTGCTTATGGAGACTAAAATTTTGTTCTTTGGAGGCAAAAAATTCGACGAAATGGTACGGAGCTGGAAGTCAGGAGAGTTGGGGCTTGGTACAAAAGATGTGTTGGTTATTCGGGGGGCATAAAAAAAGGCCACTTTAAGGCCATTTCTTATAGTAGGTCTTTACGAATCATTGCTGAAAGGATTACTCAATCATCCTGTGAACGAATCCGGCCTTTCATATATTTATCATATAGTTCGTCGAGCTCTTTCAGGCGAAGCGCGAAGATGCGAAGCATGTTCTGTTGCTCTTCTTCGGGAAGCTGACGGTAAAGTTCCAACAGCCGTTGTTCGTCCGGCTTCAGTCCATCTTTCTCGCCAACATCTTGGCCAAGCAGCCACTCAAGGCTCACCCCAAGCGCATCCGCCAGCTTAATCGCTGAGCTTTTACCAATCGTCCCACGAACGAACCAGTTATTGACCGACTGAGCACTGACGCCACAAATACGGGCCATGTCTGATTTGGTCAATTTCTTGAGCTCAAGAACCTCGTTAAGCCGCTGAACTTGTGGGTGGTTAATCTGATGAGTTTTTTCTTTCATGGACGAATTCTAAACCAAATGTTTATTATCTCAATATTCAAAATGTTGACATCAATATAAACAATATGTTTAATTGCTTTGTTGTTACCGGAGCTATTTATGAAAGCAATTGATAAAGCAATTACCAAAGCAGGAACTGCCACGCGCTTAGCCCAACTGCTAACCGTAAGCGCCATGACTGTTAGTCATTGGCGAAATCGATATCAGGGCGTCGTCCCGGCAGATCGAGTTTTGCAGATTTATGGGGTTACCGGCGTAACTCCACATGAACTACGCCCAGATCTCTACCCAAATCCAACCGACGGTTTACCTAAACAGGAGCCTTAATTATGCAAACTGTTTCATTTCAACAGAGTAGCAGAGCTTCCTCTAATCCACTGATATTCCCGTGTCATCGAAGCGATTCGGCAGCGCAGGATATTGATCATCGCGATATCTGCTCTGCAGTCCGAGCCTGGGCAGCGGCAGAAGGGCGCGTAGCTGTTGCACTTCAAATCCAAGAAGCGGCGCAAGAACTCCAAATTGAGAGCGTGGATTTCTCAGGCCAGGCCGATGTCTGGAACGTGAAGCTGTTCCGTTGGCTGGACAATAAAGAAGATTCCGCATCTTACCGTAGGAACGTAGAGCTGTTGGTTCCAGCGATAATGTCTGTATTACCGCTCCGATACCGCGACCGTGTCGTTAAAAACGACTCGTTTGCCTACCGAATGGCCAGGTTGGATAAAGAGGTGAGTGAGGCGAAGCAAGCTCTGATGCTCGATGCGCCGAAGAAGGAAAAGCTGAAGGAGTTAGGCGAGGGGATTTTCGAAATGTTCAGAGTCGATCCGGACCTTACGGCGCCGTTGTTGGCGATGGTAACAACCATGCTGGGGGCTATGTGAAGACTTCAAAAATGGCGAAAGCCGGTCTGCGTGAACAGAACCGACTTTCTTACGCATCAGTTGTTAGGCAAATGCGGAGCTAAGTATGTCAAATACCGCCGAAATTATCAATTTCCCCAATCAAACCGAACAACCGGGAGGTCGTATGGCCGACCTGTCGAACGGGTATACCAAGATCGCCAATGAGATCCAGAAGCTTAAGCCTCGCCTGAGATTATCAGGCCGAGAATGGCAGTGTTTTGAGGCGGTGATCTGGCTTACCTACGGCTGGAATAAGAAACAGGACCGAGTAACGAACACGGTGATTGCCGAGCTTACAGGGCTGAGTGATTCCCATGTTTCTGATGCGCTTAAATCGCTTGCAGAACGCAAAATTATCTTCAGCCAAAAGCAGGGCGTAATGAAAATTGTCGGTATAAATACTGACCTTTCCGCCTGGATTTTGGACAAACCGAAAACGGGAAAAGTCTTCCCGAAATCGGGAAAAGTGTTACCGAAAACGGGAAAAACCTTCCCGGAAACGGTAGACACCCAAGACTATAACAAGAACAGTAGTAAAAGATCCTCGTCTCGGAATTCTGAAGAATCCCGAAACCAGAAAACTCAAGAGTTTCTCTCTCGCCACCCTGAAGCTGCCGATGGGATATACACTCCGGCAGGTAAATCATGGGGAACGGCAGACGACCTCAAGGCCAGTCACTGGATTTACGACAAGCTTCTCACCGTTAACGCCTCGTTATCCGAACCAAACTGGGCTGAATGGGCAAACACCATCAGGCTGATGCGTGTCCAGGACAATCGTACCCACTACGAAATCTGCGACCTGTTCCAGTGGGCCAACAGAGACGAGTTTTGGAAAGACAACATCCTGAGCCCTTCGAGTTTGCGCAAGCAGTGGGATCAGCTCACCACCAAACGACTGAGCGCAACCGGAGCGGCAAAACCATCCCCGGGCAGCATCGACCTGCATAACACCGACTGGATTTACGGGGTGCTGGAATGAAAAACCTTGCCGAGGGTATTCGCAATTTTGACCGCGAACAGGCACGCCGTGTGGCGCATAACTTGCCAGAGCAGTACAGCGAACGGGAACAAACGCAGCAGGTGGCGCAGATTATCAATGGGCTATTCGTACAGCTGGCGGCTGCGTTCCCGGCCAGCCTGGTTAATCGCAGCCAGGAGGACGTGAACGAAATTCGCCGTCAGTGGGTGTTGGCCTTCAAGGAGAACGGAATCACCACCATGGAGCAGGTTGATGCTGGCATGCGCATGGTACGTCGCCAGGTGCGACCGTTCCTGCCGTCACCTGGCCAGTTCATCAAGTGGTGCAGGGAAGGGCGCTGCGTGCTGGGGATCACCTTTGCTGACGTGATGGCTGAATACTGGAAGTGGCGGAAGCTGGTGTTCCGATATCCGAGCAGCGAGCAGTATCCGTGGCCGAAGCCCGTTTTTTACCATATTTGCCTTGAGCTGCGTCGCCGGGGCACCGATGGCCAGCTGAATTCCGAAGAGCTCGAGCACGAAGCTGGGGACATTCTGGAAATGTGGGAAAAGCGTGTGCTGGAAGGTAAGCCAATCCCGCCGGTTCGGCGCGCAATTGCTGCGCCAGCGACGTCGAAAGGACCAACGCCTGCGGAGCTGCTTAAAGCGAAGTACGAGAGCATGAAAGCTGGTGAGAAGGTATGACAATGGCCAGTAACTACCTCTAGGCGATCATCCGCGCCATTCACAATGTCGACGAGATTACCCCGCTGCAGGTTCCCCAGCTACTTAGCTGCGACAGCAAAAAGGACTGCAGGCTGCTGTAGCATCTGGTTCGAGAAGAAGAAACAAGGCTCCTTCGGTCTTAGTTTTTGATTAAATGTTGAAAACAGAAGCTACAAAGAGAAGTATGAATTTTAGACGGAAATGCTCGACAAGATGTATATATGAGTTTGACCGGATACTTACCTATCAGGTTCGTCAACAGAAAGGAGCATGTAAAAAGAGATTTGTATATACTACATTGCACATTAATGATAAATTTTAGCTGTTTACAAAGCGGTAGATCGGTTTTTAGAATTTTCCAAAAGCATAATTTTAAGGGAACGAAAGTATGTATACGCCATTAATTAAAAATTTTAGCATGTTCAATGCTTGGGGCGATAATAGGTTGACTCAAATAGACTTTAGGAAAAGCGTGACTTTTCTTACGGGGTTCAATGGTACGGGTAAAACGACTTTGTTAGAGTTACTAAACTTTTCTTTATCTGAACCGATGGCTATTTCTCCAGATTATAAAAATTGGTGTACAAAAGTATTGCTTAAGCAGAATATTGCACTTTTTGCATTTGACTTGGGGAGTTCAGATGAAAAAAAGCATAATAGAATTAATTCTAGTTTGCGTAAAGTACAACATAAACCTGAGCTTGAATATTTAAAGTTGATGGATTTTTATAATGCAGTGCTAAAAGGAGTTCAGGGCTATAAAAAAAATAAAAATAATGTGACGTCGATGGTAAGTAATAATTCAGCTTCAGAAAATGATACCACCGAGGCAGCAAGGGTTATTTTCGCCAGAAGTGACAATCCTTATGGGAAAAAAGAAGTTAATGAGTTAGTGTCGCCGATTTATTACCGTGAAGAAGTATTCATGGATGCTGACAGACCTTATACCAAAAATGCAGATAATCAAAAAACAAACATTTATGACAAGAGTATTTTGTTAGATTTTACTCTAAAAGAATTACTTGTTGATTTTCTTTCTAAAGAAAAGGAATTGGCATCCAATGTTACATTTGATAAAAATGATAATGCCATGCTTTTCAATGAAATTAATTCTCTTCTTTCTGGTGATGGAATAGATAAGGATGTGGCTTTCAAATTAAAACAAAACTTCTCCTCACTGGTGAAAAAAGAAACTAATTATAAATTTGAGTTTAAGGAAGATGTGATAAAAAAGTTTGAAAACATAGTAGAGGAATTCTTTGAGTGTACTGCAAAAAAAGTATGCAGAGATTCTAGGGGGTTATTGGCATTAAGAGATAGCAAAGGGAATGTCGTAGAATCATCTAATTTGTCTCGAGGTGAAAAAAATATCCTCATTTTACTCGTTTTAGCATTTCTTTCTCATGATGAAAAAAAGGTTTTCATTTTAGATGAGCCAGATCTAACTCTCCATATGGAATGGCAAAAGAAAATTATAGTGAGATTGCTTGAGTTGGCACCTCAATCTCAATTTATAATTGCAACACACTCGCCTGCTTTATTCATGAATGATGTTGATTTTGATGTTATCAATATAATGGATGTTACAAATTATGAGTGATGGTAAAGTAACTCTCACAAGCGAATACTTGGAGGCATCAAATCGTCTTTATCCCTCAACGAGCAAAAGAAATATCCAAGTATTTGTAGAGGGCGACCCTGATGTGCGTTTCTGGGCTCCTTTGTTCAATAGATACAATGATAAATATAATATTAACATTAATAGGGCTTTTGAAGTTCCTGCTACTGATGGTAAGGCCGCTAATGGATGCTCACGAATAGCCAACTTAATTAACACAGGGCAATTAAAATTAGGTAAAAACTTGATAGTCTGCTTAGATAGTGACTATCGCTTCATCTTGAATGATTATAAAGATGGTTATGAATTTGTTCCTAACAACGAATATGTTCTTGAAACAGGGGTTTGTGCGAAGGAAAATGTGATATCAGCACCTGAAGGTTTGAAGGAAATAGTGCAAAAATCAGTTAGTCTTACAACGTGGTTTCCTAACCTCGATTTTAGATTATTATTTAAATCTCTTTCTCGTTCTTTATTTATTTTGCAGTCACTGCAGCTTTATTACATTAGAAATGACATTGGTAAAGTCAAGGCGGTAAATCAAAAATTAATTAACGAGTTGACTTTGTTGCAAGAGAAAATTCACGAGCTAAATTACACTGAATATGAATATAAACACTTCAGTAAAATCTTAAGGGAATTGAAAAAAGAAAGTTTAATATTCTTTAAATCAAACCTTAAAAAGTCGGAACGAAAAGATTTTAGTAGGTTTTTGATAGAGATACACTCCAGGATGGAAGGTTATGATAATGCAATATATTTTGTCAGAGGGCATGATTTTAATGATTTTGTATTAAAAGAACTGATAGGTCGCGGCAGTTATCTTTTGCTGGAACAAGAAAAGCAAAGACGGATTGCAATGCAAGATAAGGAGGGCGTAGCTCAGTTATATAAAGAGGCAATAAGTGCAATGAGTCTCGTTCAATGTCGAGAAGACTATTCTTTTTGTAGGCACTTTAAGAATGCTTTAGTGAAAGCAGACGCTATTCTTGCTGCATAATGTTGTGTTGTGAATTTAGATGTTGTTAATTAATCGTATGTTATGCTCAAATCTCATTGTGTAGAGGCGAGCATTTTTTTACTTTCCCTAAATGATGTGTAATTAATGTTGGGGTTCCTTACTCACCCTTTCGTTCTCTTTAAATCGCGCCGGTGTAAATACATATTATCAATGCTATGTCTGATAATTTCTCTCATCAATTAAACACTGATAAGTTTATTGCGCGCCTTTCGCTATCTCAATGAATTATCCTGTGCAGGCATAATATTCATTAATGCTAAACATCCAAAAGAACTAATGTAATTGATGTTTAAACATCCGAATCTAATCATTTTGAATGAATACTTTAACAACGGGTTGTATCGTAATATAAAACCACTTTAAGGCACTTATTCATGGGGGGTAGCGAGGTGATTATATTCTGATGTGGAAAACAGGTCCATTTGATTAGGATTTTTTCAATCACTTAGTTTGTATGTTCTGTATTCTTACAATTTACAAGTTTACGTACGGTGTCAAAAATCCAAAATTATAGATGCAGAATTCTGAGTAATGTTCATTGTAGGCTTGTAGGATGCTCAAATCGTAAAATAACCGAGGTTGGCTATAAATAATGTATGTTAAAACTGTTGATTGCATTTCATGCAAAAAAATTCAAATCTTATTTGAATCTTATGTCTATGATGATTTTTGTAAGGGTTTTTTCATGTGCATACTTAAGATAAATGAACAGTTGCTGTTTGTATATACAGAGTTTTATTGTATGGTTTAGACGCTAAAGTTTAAAATGAATTTTTCTTCCGGCGAACCTATTACGAAATTTGCACCATTTGTTATTTTGGAACTGTAGAGTGTTGATTTCTCCCTGCCGGGAGAGGGTGTTTGTGGATAGCAAGTGAGGAGGTTGAAGTGAAAGAAAAACAGGAGCAGGATGACTGGTACGACATTATCAGGCGTTCAGACGGCAAGCTTGTTGGTTCAATGCCGCTTGAGGGCCGATGTCTCGTTTACACCAGGAATGGGATGGCATCGTACCGCTCGCAGCTGAAGGATGAAGGGATTTTCAATCTGTCGACCGGAACACGCTTTCTTCGCCGCCTTGGCTACCGCCTCGCTAAACCCTCTGATATTATGATATCAGCGGACTGAACACCCGTTGACCTGATGCGCCACAGAGATCAACATGGCGCAGTTACAACTCATTAAGCACTACACAGGCATTCTGATCCCGGCGACTCCCGAGACCAGTGATATTCTGCAATCAAAAATTAAGCTCGGCGACGTTCTGGTTGCTGAGTTCAAGCGGGTCTGTAACCCATCATTCCATCGGCGCTTCTTCGCACTCCTTAACCTTGGCTTTGAATACTGGGAACCAACCGGCGGAGCTATCTCCAGTAATGAGCGCAAGCTGGTTAACGGCTACGCTAAATTCCTCGCATCCTTTGCCGGGAATGAAAGCGCGCTGATCGATGCTGCTGAGCAATATCTGGAACAGGTCGCCAATCGCCGCGTCACTATCGGCATTAGCCTCTGCAAATCTTTCGATGCTTACCGGTCCTGGGTGATCGTCGAGGCAGGGCACTTCGACGCCATCCAACTGCCCGATGGCACTCTTCGAAAACACCCTCGCAGTATTTCTTTTACCAACATGGACGAGCATGAGTTCCAACAGCTGTATAAAGCTGCGCTCGATGTCCTATGGCGCTGGATTCTGTCTCGTTCATTCCGCAATTGTGACGAGGCCGAAAATGTCGCCGCTCAGCTGCTTGGCTTCGCGGGGTGATGGGGATGAAATTCACGTGGTTCCATCATACCCAGTGCAGTACAGAGCAAGCAGATGAACTGCTGGCTCAATACCAGCGCCGCGGAGTACGCGTCGAACGCAGCCTCAACCCTGATTACGTCACCTGGACTGTCAGCGTCCGGTTGCAGGAAAGCAAAAATCCACCGCGCGCCGATCGTCGGTGGCGAAACCGGATGTGGGGGTGAACGTGAAGACATATCAAATCACGTTACCTTGGCCGCCGAGCAACAATCGCTATTACCGACACAACCGAGGGCGGACGCATATTAGCGCCGACGGCATCGCCTATCGGAACGCCGTGGCCATGATTGTTCGCAAAAGTCTGCTGAATATCCGCACGGCCGCACCGCTCAAAATGCGTATTGAATGCCACATGCCTGACCGCCGGCGCCGCGATCTGGATAACCTGCAGAAAGCTGCATTCGACGCTTTAACCAAGGCGGGTTTCTGGATGGATGATTGCCAGGTTATCGATTATCGCGTTGTGAAAATGCCGATCGTGAAAGGTGGCTGTCTCGAACTGACTATTACAGAACTGGAGGCCCCATGAGTCCAGAGCTGGTCGAATTATTCCGCATACGTTGGCAGCGTCTCCGCGTTTATCGGCGCCCCGGTTCGGTGCTGGTGGACTATCGCATCCTTCGTAACTTTATTCGCATATACCAGATGGCAGGAGCTGCAGTATGAATCTCGAAAACACTGTGAAGTATCACTTCGCAAAATCTACGCTGATTGGCGACTCACCGCGCGCAACTGCCTCGGACTCGTTAACAGGTACGGATATCATGGCTGCCATGGGTATGACCCAGGAACGGGCCGCATTGGGCTACAGTGCCTTTCTCGGGAAGATGGGTATCAGCAACAATGACCGGGAGAGGGCGATTGAGTTGCTGGCCCAGTACGCGCTGACCAAGTGCGATCGGGTTGCGGCATTACGGAAGCTCGATGCAAAGATTAAACCACTAGTGATGCACCAGCTGGCCATCTTCGCGTTCGAAGACTATTCCCGCAGCGCTGCCAGCGTGAAGCAGTGTGATGGCTGCAATGGGGAAGGGTTTATTGACGCTGAGGTTTTCAGCATGAAGTCTCACACTCCGGCAAAAGAGAAGAAGTTCGTGAAGATGTCTTTGCACATGGGCGCAGAGGATATTCATCCTTCTGAGTATGAGGTACGGAGGCAGGTTAGGGAGGTTGCACGCGTTCTCTGCCCTCAGTGTAAGGGGAAGAAGGTTGTTAGTTGTGCCTGTAGAGATTGTCATGGACGCGGGAAAGCCATTAATCAGGCTCTTACTGAACAGCAGGGCGTTCCGGTTCTGGCTAATTGCAAGCGCTGCAGTGGGCGCGGCTATGAGCGAATCCCTTCGACTGAGGCGTATGCAGCTGTTTGCCAGATAACTGATGCCATCACGCTAGATACCTGGAAGAAGTCCGTTAAGCCATTCTACGATCAGCTCATCTCCAAGTTTGATATCGAAGAAGCGTGGGCTGATGAGCAGCTGAAGCAGATAACAAAATAGGGCGTTATTTTATCGTGAGCTATTTACTTTTCCCGAATCTGTGGTAATTTTGCTCTAACGATGGGTTATTGCCTTCGTTTAAAGCCCTGCGGTTAACCCCGTGGGGCTTTTGCTTAAATGAAGCCTCGGCATCCCGCCGGGGTTTTTTCTTTTTAGGATCAGAGGCACAGGGGTTGTGCGTACGGCTGTTAACTGAATGGTCGAAGGTTCGATTCCTTTTCCTGGCACCACTTTGCCCGTAGCTCAGATGAAAGACCAACCGCCTTCAAAGCAGTTAGTCGCTAGTTCAAACCCAGCTATGCGAGCAAGTTTAAAATTCACATCGAGGTATCAAACCTAGCTGTCAATTTGATATCTTCCTTACAGGAAGATGTTAAATGGATGAATGGTAATGAGATTTCCGACAAGGTTAGATCTGATTTTATTCAGTTTTGCAGTCATTTGGGTAATTTGGTGCGCATGGGCGGACAAAATCACTCATGACACTTACCTTTTTGATGTGGTGCTTTATAAGTCATTAATTGCTGGGCCTTCCTTCCTGATAGCAATGTTCGTTGCTTGGCGTGTGTACCGAAGCAATAAGAACGCAGCAGGTTTGGTTAAAAGGCTTTTCGGCGTTTGCCTTACCGTTATGCTGTGCCTGTCCTTCACTTTTTGGAACGTTCCAGAATTAATAATGATCTCATCAGCTAATAAGTATGTAAGTGACAATTACAGATTCAAGATGAGGTACCCCATACAATCTGGAGGAAAAACCAGATCATGTAAGGCTCGTGTTATTTACTATGACATATATCTTAAGCGTGAAATCGCGTTCTGCCACTGGGATGAGGCTCCATCTTTTTTCTATAAGGATTATATTCGAGTAGATAAACTGATTTCAGGTATGGGCGGGCAAATTCTTCACCACGAAGCTGTTAATTAAGTAAATCGCATTCAAATTCAAGAGGTCGCCTTATGGCGGCCTTTTCTTTTTCCAGGCCACAGGAACCATTCTCAATACGCCTACCTGTTAAATCGTCCAGAGGACCTGACCCCTTTCAAACAAATAGCACCCGCTAACTACGCGAGGTGAGAGCATGAATCGCATGGACAAAATAACCACAGGTGCTGCATATGGCGCTTCAGCTGGCACCATCCTCAACGGCATGCTGAATGCCTACAGCCCCGAGCAATGGAACGCTATAGGCGTGCTGGTGGGCATCATTGTTGCCGTTCTGACATACCTGACAAATCTTTATTTCAAAATCCGCGAAGACAACCGCCGC